GGAAAATCAGAAAACATCGTCAATCAAAGATAGCCAGTCACCAGACCAATCTTTGACCTTCGACGTACGCAATTTCGAGCTAATCCCGCAGGACTTCAAAGCGGAGAGCAACATCTCGATCTTGTTATCAAAAAGGCTTTCGTCGTGAAACGAAAACCAATCATCAACCAGAGGACACGTCACATCCTTATCGCGCAATCCGAGCTCCTTTACCGTCAGCCAATATTCTTTATCCAGGAGAGAGAGAACCATCTCCTCCTGACGGGCTTTCGGAACTAAGAGTGACCGCCACGACCTCCGACAAGGTCTCGCCTTGAACTTTTCTTTCTTCTTTCTCTTGTCTTCTGCTTTTTTTATGTTCAATGCGATTCCCTGTGACCTTAAACGCTTCACTTCACGGTTGATCGCCGAAAGTTCGATTTCCCTGGGAAGAAAGTAGCCAGCAGGCTTCTTCACCACCGGAAATATATTGTCGACACGAACTTTCGGGCGATCCGGAACCGAAAGTAAAGCCTTCCTTATCTTTCGACTCTTGCGGCATGCCGCCACATGAGGATAGGGAAGTTTTTCCAAATGCTTTTCCTGTTGGAGGGCAAGAAGATTCGCGTTTGCCTTGACAACGGCGACGAAACCAAGAACGGTCCGCGATGCTTCGAATGCCAATCCGAGAACATCTTCCGTGTCAGGTTTCATATAAATCGCCGAGGCATTTGTCTTCTTCTCCTTCATTTGACCGCCAGACGAGAACAGAGTGGAGTTTATCTCGGCAACAGTAGCCGATACCATGCTCTTCTCTTCGTTGACCGTAAGGCCTATCTCACTACCATGGTGAACCACGGCAGATCGAAGATCAGTTCTCTGTCCCGGCTCGCGGACCAACAGGTCGTCTCCATTTATCTTGCACTTGTGCGAAGTCCACTCAGCGAAGCTAATCTTACGGGCGAGGTAAAGATCAGTGAGGGCCATATCCACGCACGTCTTATTGATGAGACAAAGCAAAGGAAAACTCATCACACTCCCCATAGGCTGTCCCCGGTTGAAGTCCTGATATCCCTCCGGATAGTCAGCTCCAGTAAGTTCAGTCTCAAGGTCAAAGAGACGAAGCTCGCCGAGAACACGGAGACACCTGATCTGCTCGTCATCAAGGTCGTCCGCTGCCAGTATCAGTTCCTCAATAGCAGCCTGATCGTAGGCTTTCTGAATGGAGTCGGTGGCCGCAGTGTAGTCGAAACTGTTGAAAGGACCATC